CAGTTGGGCACAATATTACATTCAGAAATCCGACATTGATAAAGATAAGTTTAACGACTTTGTTAATAACAATGTTGAAGCGGCAGAAGAAGATGGCCCGGCAGATAGCCAAGGCGAACGTGCATTGGCCGCATTTACTTCTAACTTGAATGACATGGTTACTAAAAAGAAAGTAGACCCTGTTATTGGACGTATAGACGAACTAGAAAATATTGCACTAGCATTAGGTCGTCGCAGTAAAAACAATGTTATTTTAGTAGGAGATCCAGGTGTAGGTAAGACTGCTATTGCAGAAGGACTTGCTTATAACATCGTGAACGGTGCTGTTCCTGATTTCCTTAAGGATTATAAAGTATACAGTTTAGATATTAGTGCTATGCTTGCTGGTAGCAAATATCGCGGAGACTTTGAAGAACGCTTCAAGCATGTTATTAAAGCTCTACAAAAGAAAGGTAAGACTGTGCTGTTCATCGACGAGGCACACATGATCTCTGGCGCAGGATCTGCTAGCAACTCTGCTAACGATCTCGCTAATATGATGAAACCTGCTCTAAGCAAAGGCAACATTAAAGTTGTGGCAAGTACTACTTGGGAAGAATATCGCAAGCACTTTGAAAAGGATCGTGCGTTGATGCGTCGTTTCCAACGCATTACTGTTGACGAGCCTACACAAGAAATGTCTGTTAGTATTTTACAAGGTATTAAAAAGTACTACGAAACATTCCACAACGTTAAGATTCGCAACGATGCAATTCAAGCGGCTGTTAAATTGTCAGTTAAGTATCAAACAGACAAAAAACTACCAGACAAAGCAATCGATTTGATCGATGTGGCATGTAGTCGTTTTAATCTTAAACTAGCAGATGACCGTGTTATTGGCGAACGTGAAATTCAATACGAACTTGCTAAAATGATTCAAATGCCTGAAGAAAAAATCATGGAAACTGAATCTAGCAACCTTGCTACTCTACAAGATAACCTTGTAGCTGAAGTTTATGGTCAAGATCTTGCTCTAACAGAAATTGTTGATAAGATTATTGTTGCACAAGCCGGACTTAAATCCGAGAACAACCCTATTGGTTCATTTGTTTTCATGGGTCCAACTGGAACTGGTAAGACTGAAACTGCTAAATCACTTGCTAAACACTTAGGTGTTAAGTTGTTACGCTTTGATATGAGTGAATATCAAGAGAAGCATAGCATCTCTAAGCTAATCGGTAGCCCTCCAGGTTATGTTGGCTTTGAAGAAAACGCAGGTTTGTTGATTACACAGATTCAAGAGAATCCTAATGCTGTATTGTTGTTTGACGAAGTAGAAAAATCACATCCAGATGTATCAACTGTGTTGCTACAAATGATGGATAATGGTTTTATTACAGGTTCAAATGGAAAACAAGCAGATTGCCGTAACTTAATTCTTATTCTTACTACAAATGCTGGTGCTCAAGATGCTGAAAAGAACACTATTGGATTTGGTACTCAAGAAAAAGACTACAGTGACAAGGATCTTAAGAAGTTTTTCACTCCTGAGTTCCGTAATCGCTTAGATGGTATTATTACATTCAATAAACTAGCTAAAGAAACAATGACTAAAATCGTTGTTAAATTTATAGACGAGTTACGTGCTCAAGTTAAAGATAAAGGTATTAAGGTCAAACTAGATAAGGAAAGTACTAATTGGCTTATTGCCAAAGGATTCGATCCTAAAATGGGTGCTCGTCCATTACAACGTGTAATTGATAAAAAAATCAAACGTCCTCTAGCAAAAATGATGCTATTCGGTGATTTGAAAAACGGTGGAACTTTGTCTATTACTGTTGCAGATGATGCATTGGTGCTGATTCCAACTCCTAAAGGTCCTAAATTACCTTTGCTAACAGTTGATTCTGCAGAATCGGTAGATACTGAACAACATGTTGTATAAAACTACTAGAAGTTTATTCCGGGGGCTATACCAGTACAAAATAGTATTGGTATGCGCCGGTGCATCTATGTTTCGAAGTGGAGATTGGTCTGCTACTTTTGAAGAATTAAAAAAGATTAATTTAAATAAAAATTCTTTAAAGTATAATGCACACATTAAATCAAAAGATGATTTAGATTATGCTCTAAATCTTGCAAATACACTTAGTCGTATGCAAGATTTAGATGTACGGGTAGAAAGTCCGTGGATTTCGATTTATTCAAACTCTAAAAAAGACATAGATACGCTATCTAAACTAGATAAACTTAAAGTAAAATATGTTTCAATGCCTGCTCCTAACAGCAGTCTTACTGAAAATACCATTGTTATGCCCAAGATGAACTATGAATTTCGTATTACTCTTGGAAAAACTAATCATGAAAATAGTTCTTTTATATCATGGGCTGAAACTAATAAAAAATGCAAGTTAACTAAGAGTTGCATTAGAGATTTACAAAAAACACGCAGTTGGGGCGGCACACACTTTTATATCACTGGTGAAAATAACTTACTGCTAGCTAAAATGCATCTGGGCGGAAGCATAGCTAAAGTAGAGCGGATAGTTAAAAATTAAACGCAGGTTTGATAGAAGCAAAAGCGATAAATACTCTAACCGCAGTGTTTTCCTGTCGGCTGTTAAAAAGAGTTAAAAATGCGCATACAAGAGCTATTAGAAGGCAGATATTTCGATGATTTAAAGTTTGTCAAGCATACTGCTGATAAACGAGAAATCGATTACGATTTACCCGATGATTTAATACATTTCATGCATAATGACGATGATATATATCGCCGCCATTTTTTTCCAGCCATTGCTGATTGCATTGACCGAATAAAAGCTAAAAAATCAACTGACTCTGATATTTTTAAACCAGTAGTAGAAAAAAGTTATAAAATATACATTAGGAAATTTCCTATTAAAGAATTACCAGATACATTAGACAAAAAAATGTGTGAACGTATTTGTAACCAAGTACACGATGACGTACTTAAAGACATCAAAGATGATGTGTATAAGGATTAATTGTGTTACTAAGAGAGTTATTTTTACGAGAAAATAAAGATGCTGAACCTGTTAAAAAGAAAGTAGGTAGAGCATTTAATCACCCCGAAGATTTAACATTTATGAATGGTAGCCAAGGCGCTATCAAGGCATTGGAACATATCAAAGCTATAGGTGGCAATTCAAAAGGTGTGAGATTAAAATGGGATGGTGCTCCTCAAGTATATTGGGGATGGTACTGGAATCCTGAAACTGCAAATCATCAATTTATAGTAGCAAACCATAATGGTTGGTTGCGTGGTGGCAGTGGCACTAGTGATGTCAGCGAATTTACAAACCAACATGGTATACGTAACTTCATTTTAAATCGAAGTGGAAGTCCTAAATCAGCAGAAGAACAACAGCAAAGAGAAATGTTTGCTAGTGAGTTTTCATTCCTACACCCGTTATTAGAAAAAGCTACTAAAAAGCCAGGCAAAAATAAAAGTTTATTTTTCTATGCAGATGGATTATTTTTAAAGAAGCCTATGGTTGATGCACGTGGTGTATACAATTTGCATCCTAATCCAAAAAGCCAAACTGTTTATCATATCGCACAGGATACTGAATTAGGTCAACGAATATCTAAGGCGCATGCTATGATGGTAGGGCATGGTATGTTTACAGAGTTTGGTTCGCCTGATGAAGCACAGAAAGCTGTAGAAGATTTCACACCTTACATTGATAACAACGTGCAAGATGTAATTGTGTTAGGTCCATACTATACACAAATACAACCACAAATAGATACATCTGCTATTAATGGTGTTGAAAAACGAATTAGCAAGCATGCCGGTGAGATTGATGGATTATTAAGTCCATTACCAGGTGTTGCTGGATTTAAGAATATAATCTATCGTTATGTAAACACTATGGCTAAGGAAGGTAACTTACATAATGTAACTCATAATTTTATGAACTGGATTCAGACTAACACTAATGTAGTCAGTCCTGGACAATATCAAAAAATTGCAGAACGTGTAAATCAATTCCCTGGCGGATTAACTGCAATGTTTAGTTTATTTTCTGATATTATGAATCTTAAGAATCAGATTATTGCACAACTAGACGCAGATCCTGGCGAAATTAAAGTTACCAACAGCGAAGGTTGGGTACATTACGACAAACGAGGTAGTGAACATATTAAACTTGTTCCTCGTCATGACATCGAAACGCCAACAGGCAATACTATTCCGGCTTGGGTACCATGAGATTAAGACAACTATTCGAAACCGCACATCATAAAGCAACCGTGGCATTTTGCTTTGGTCGATTCAATCCTGCACATCAAGGACATGCTAAAGTATGGGAAGCAGTTAAACATGCTGGCCAACACTGGTACATTGGCACAAATCCTAGTACTATCGGACCAAACGATCCGTTATCATTTGACATTAAAACAGCCTGGATGGAAGCAATAGATCCAAGTGTTCGAGGACACATTATCGGCGAAAAGAGTATTGTTACACTTGCTTCAAAAATATACCAACAAGTAGGCGATGGCGCAACTGTTGCTTATGTAACTGATTCTCAAGATTGGGCGTGGAGTGGTAAATTACTACAACAATACAATGGTAAAAAAAGCGAGCATGGTTATTTTAATTTTGCTAACATTATACACGTAGAAAGTCCAAGAGTTAGTAGTGCAACTGCATTAAGAAATGCGGCTCGTGCAGGCGATGAACAAGCATTTTATCAAGCATCGGGCACAGATCCTAATTTAAAAGTACATGGAAAAAGCTACTTTGAAACTGTTGCAGAAGCATGCGGATTACATCCTGAAAAAGTTAAACGTGTTAAGAAAGAAAAAGCTGTAGCTGAAACAAAGAAAAGTCTACGTAACTCAAATCCTTGCTGGAAGGGTTACCATCCTGTAGGCACTAAAAAGAAGGCGGGTAAAACTGTACCTAACTGTGTTCCGACAAACGAAGATTCTAATTCGGTTAAATATGCTAATAAGGTAATAAGAGACATGAGAGCTAAAGATTTTATAAATGAAGATATTGGCGCTGATTTAAAAAGAATGGATGACGAATCGGTAATTTCAGCTATTAAAGGTGGAATGAGCCTTCCTGGCATTAGTCAGAACAAGTCTAATGGTAGTTCATATCAACAGTATCGCTTTGGTATTGCTATGGCTGCGGCCGATGGTAAGAATACATTTACTACTCCTGCCGCTGGTGCGATTGCAGGCGATCCATTATTATCAGTATTCACCGATGAAGAATATGACATCATTAAACAAGCCGCTAAAGAAACAATGGCTGGCCCTATTAAAAAACTAAGTGATATGCGTAGCAGAGAAACACACGACACAAATAAACAAAGTGTTGTAGCTATACCTAAAAAGAACAAGTACGGGATTTAATATGCGAGCTAAAGAATTCTTACGTCGATTAAACGAAAGTGATGGCGGTGTTGGCGGCGATACTAATCCCGGTGACGATGGTAGTTCGACTCAAGGATCGCAGAGAAAAGGTAGTCGTGGACAGTTACATCACCATCATTCAACTGCTATTCCAGGTTTAACAACTATTTCAGACTGGCCAGGTTGGTATTACAATATGTATCGCCTAGGTGTTCATTTAGCCGGAAGTCCTAACAATCCTCCAGCAGAAGAAGGTGCGTTTGCTAACGAAATGACTTTCGTTACACTTACTGACGCAGAAGAAGAAATGATCAAACATAGTGCTAAAGAAATGGGTGTTAAATTAAATGTTATGAGTGGTCGCGAAAGTATTGAAACTGACAACACTAATACCAAGAGCACTGTAGCTAAAATTAAGAAAAACAAATACGGTATATAATGGAACACGATAAGTATCAACTATCTCTTAAAACTGCATTTGCTAGTGAATATGCTTTTGTTATTAAAGCACAAAACTTTCATTGGAACGTAGAAGGTCCACTTTTTATGCAGTTACATTTGTTGTTTGAACGCATTTATACAGAAGTGTATGAAAGTATTGATACGTTTGCAGAACAACTACGTGCTAAACAAATATATACTCCAGCTAGTTTACACAAATTTAGTATGTTAAGTACTGTTAGTGACGAAGAAGAAATACTCGAATGGAGTGCAATGATTCAAGAATTATTAGCAGATAGCGATAAATTAGCAGAAATATTTCGAATTACATTTGACATGGCCGAGCAAGCTGGGGATCATGGATTAAGTAATTTCTTAGCCGATCGTCAAGATGCACATAAAAAGCATAGTTGGATGTTAAGAGCGAGTTTGAAATAATGGATGAACTAGCACGTCTTAAGAAGTTAGCCGGGGTTAATGAATTCAAAGGTCTACAACCGTACGAGCTAGATGGAATTAACATAAGTGTTACTGGGACAGAAAAAGCCAAGTTAATGCGTGAAAATAATATTAAACCTGGAACTCCTGAATGGTTTCAGTTATGGTTTAGTAAACCTTATTTGACTGGTGAAAAACCTGTAGGAAAATAATTATGAAAATGACAGATTTAATTAATGAAAATGACATGATGTCATTTTTCAAAGATTTACAAAAAAATAATCCTAAGTTTAAAAACTTACGTGTACACGGTGATCCAGAGCACGACGAACTACGTCGCCAGGATCAAGAAAAACGTGATGCAGAACGACAAGCCGCACATCACCATGCTCAAGATGCTACCGCAAAAGATCATGCTAATCTTCCAGAATTAGAAGCTGAATATGCTAAAATGTTAGCAAAATATAAATCATTAGGCGGTAATGGTTGGCAATATGCAGATCGTGAACAAAATCTTACATCTCAAGAACGTGAAGCACGTAGTATGGAGCATGGATTACAACATTTGCATGCTCGTATTGCCAAAGCTAAAAAACATGGTGAGCAAGGTGTAGCGGAAGGCGGCGGAGCAAAACAAGCCGCTATTGCGATTGCTAAAAAAGAGTCGGGCAAATACAATAAAGATGGCAAGCGTTTAAAAGAAACAGCTACCGTAGGTGCTACTAGCTCAGCTAATATCGGTACAGTAGTAAGCCCACATATTGCAATTGGTAAGAAACGTGGTAATAAATCATACACTGGAACCCCTGGTCACAGTGGAAAACATGCACCAAAACCACCCAAAGTAGTACAACCTAAAAACAAAGATGGTACAGCTAAAAATGGTGCTGATTTAAAGGGCACTAGCTTATTCGGCGGACCAGCATTAAAACGATAAATATATAAAGACAACGGAGTATACTCATGCCAGCAGATTTAGACAACCAATCACCAGAAATGGATCAAGAAATGGGCGCAGACGCACCAGCAGATATGGGCGCAGACCCAGGTGCAGAAGGTCACGGCGATCAAGAAGGTGCAATGGCCAAACAAGAGCTAATCAAATTAGCTAACTATGCCACAAATTTACAAGAACACATCGAAGACGGTGAAGAGTTAGAAGCATGGGTACAAAGTAAGATTACCATTGCCGCTACTAACATCGCTAGTGTTTATCACTATCTTGCTTATGAAAAGAAAATCGGCGAGTACGGCGATAAACTTGATAGCGTTCCAATGAGCGAGAGCAAAAAACTTGCTATTAAGAACTGGCTAATGGAAGCTAAAGCTAAAGTTAAAGAACTTAAAAAAGCACAAGTTGAAAAAGTTAAAGAAGGCCAATCAGATTTGAAAAAATCTGGTGACAGTTTTAAAACACGTACTGGTGTAGCAACTAAAACATCTACCGGTATCAAGCATACAAACACTAGTCACTCTGATGAAGAGCACGGCGAGCCAGCAAGTAATGTAAAAGCAAGATCAGCCGCTGACAAAGCAGGCGAAAAGGCAGCTGACAAAGCAAGTGAAAAAGAATCTAAAGCATGGGGCAAAGCTAACCCAGGTAAGCAACACATTTACAAAGACGGTAAAAAAGTAAATGAAGCTAAAGGTAAAAAACCAGAATGGTTAGAAAAAGCTGAAGTTGAAGCTGAATTAAAATCTGGTGCAAAAGTTTCTCCGGCAGAAAAGAAAAAAGTTGGTGTTAAGGAAGGCGCAATGTCTGCTGGTGAAAAAGCTCACCATCATGCAATGGAATATGCAAAACACCACAAGTCAGGAAATCTTGAATTAGCTATGCATCACAGAGAAGCATGCGAAGAGTGCGGTGGTTCAATTAAGCACGGTGCAATGGGAGAATGTTTCCATAGTCACCCACATCTTAACCACGGACAGATGTATGAGTGCGATCCAACTCCAGGTGCAGTAATGGCTCCAGTTGCTGAAGGCAAATCAAAATGTACTTGCGAGTCTACTGGTAAATCAAAATGCTCAGTTCATGGCAAAATGGACGAAGGTAAAAAAGCTAAACCTGATTTCTTAGATATGGACGGCGATGGCAACAAGAAAGAGCCAATAAAAAAGGCTATCAAAGATAAAGCTATGAAAGAAGCCGCACCTCGTGGTCAAAGAAGTCAAGACTCTGCTATAAAAGTAGCTCAGATTGGCAAAAGCAAAAGCCCTGGTGCAAACTTAAAACAAGGAGCAGAGGACGCTCTTGAAAAAGGCAATCATAAAAAGATTGATCAAATACATCAATATGCAACGACTACTACTCCTACAGGTAGAGCAAAGAAAGTTTCCGAAGCTAAACCAAGTGCAGGTCTAAGTGCCGCTAAGAAATCAGCAGTTGTCAAAGCCGCTAAGAAAGGTGAAGACATTGGCAAACCAGGTAAAGGTTTTAAGGCTCTTGCTAAGAAAGCCGGTGGCGGTGAGAAAGGTGAGAAGATTGCCGCAGCCGCTATGTGGAAGAACATCAAAGAAACTACTGCATACCTAGCTGAAAAGAAAAAGAAAGAAAAAATGACTGATGAGAATTTAACAGTAGTTCCAAATCCATCAGGTGCTAAGGATGCTGAAGAAGCTAAAAAGTTAGGTGCCGCGATGCCAGCACCAGCAGGTAAAAAAGATCCAATTAGCGAATCAGTAGATCGTATGCGCGAACTAACAAGTCGTTTAAATCGTGCAGAAAAACCTATGGTTGCTGAATCACGTGAAGTCGATCAAATCCGTGCATTAACAAAACGTCTATTGGGATAATTCCGATGGACATGAAGCGCATACTACAGGCGTTAGATGGAGTTTCTACTAAACCTGTAGTAGGCGTTAATGACATGGCTAAATTTTTATCTATTGTAGATAAAAACGCATCTGTAGAAGTTCTTAACGAAGGTAAAGATCCTCACAAAGTAACATTGCCAGTACAAATGGCAATGCAACACTATCAAAAACCAGAAGTTAAAAAACCAACAGTAGTTAAAGTCACAGCAGAAAATACTGTTAGCAAATACTTTCACAAAGTAGAAGAAGAGTTTGCAGAAGAAAAGCAACGCAGACGTAATTTAATTAATCAATATGCCGGAGTCATTGCAGAACGTGTAATGATGAAGGAAAGCGATTTGTCACATACTAGTTTACATAACGGCCCAGGTTTAGAAACGCCTCCCGATACAGGCGGACATTATGGGTTAGGTGAAACTCCTATCGAATTTGATAAAGAAAATCCAGTTGCTAGTACCATACATAGTCACAATAAAGCCAACCCAGGAAGTATAGAATATCGCATCATGCGAGCTCGCCGTCAATTACAGGATCTAGCTAAACAAGCTGAAAGTAATGAATTGTCTTCTTGGGAACATATTGCAAAATTATTTCCAGAATTAGCCATGAACATTGATCAAATTCAACATGGCATAGAAGAATTAGCGAAGATACGAAAAGCAGGTGGCCGTCGTACAGGCAATATACCTAAGAATATCGGCGAATCGAAAAAATAAATATAGTACCCGGGGAACAAAATGGACATAAAAGATATACTTACTAAATTAAGCACTATTTCAGAAGCGCCTGTTACAGATGGTTCGGGCAAACCTGTTACTACTACAAGCACAGGTACTAATCCTGCTGCCGGTGGTGACGATATTGCAACAATTAAAAAATACGTCGATAATACAAAAGGCGAAGCGTTTATCGATAGTAAAGACGGAATGGTCAAATATATGGATGTAATGGGTGCTAGAGATACTGGCGGAACTCCTCAACCTAAAGTTATGCCAAGCGACTGGATTCAACGTTACGCACCAGATTTAGCAAAAGCATTAGCATCAACCGGTGCTGGGCAAGCTGTTAAAGGTGGCCCATTCGGAATGAAATTAGATCAAGGTACTAAAGTTGATCTAGCAAAATTACAACAAGGTGCCGCACCTGCTGGAACAACTACTGGTCCAAAAGGCAGTAGTGCAGACGCAGTTAAAAAATTACAAGATTTAGTAGCAAAATTAGAAGCTTCACTTGCAGTGAAAAAAGAAAGTATTGCAGAAGCACGTCTTGTTAAACTTACTCAAGATAACTGGGCATTAGTTCTTGCAGATGGCACAGTTTCTGAAATTCCACAAGAAGATTACGAAACAGTTTTAGAATCTATTGTAGAATCTGACGTTAGTATTTCAAGCACACTAGTTGAAAGTTTCGGTTATGCTGTAAACGAAGATACACGTTATTTTTATGCTCCTAACGGAATGTTAGTAGAATATAGCTGGGATGAATTTAAATCAGATGCTGGAGATTTCGGACGCGGAGCATGGAATGGTGTTACACTAGGTGCTGGTGATAATATTGTTGCTGGTGCTAAGAGTTTGTTTGGTCCAGGAAAGTACAAAGACGAATTAGCAAAACAAACAGCCGCAAGTAAAGAAGCAGAAAAACGTAGTCCATGGTTGTATGGTGCAGGCAATGTAGCAGGATCACTTGCAATGCCAGTTCCTGGTGGTGCTATTGCTGGCGGATTAATCAAAGGTGCTACCAAAGGCGCTCAATTAGCACGTGGTGCTACTGCACTTGGTACAAACTTAGCCGCACAAGCCGGTGTTGATAAACTTAAACAAGTAGCAGATACAAAAACTTTAGGCTACGATCCTAACAAATATCCAACAAGTAAACCAGAAATTATGGCTTTCCAAAAAGCTAATGGTTTAACTCCTGATGGCATCATTGGACCTAAGACTAAAGGCATTTTAGATAAGATGGGAATGGAGCCAGAAGCGCCAGCAGGTGCAGTTCCATCAGTTGCTGAAAGCATTAAATCACTTTCAGAAAAACTAGCAATGATTGAAAGCGGCCAATGGCGTTTAGAAGAAGACGCAGATTATCGTGTATGGTTGTTAGAAGACGGTACTGTAGTTGATGAAGAGGGTAAAGTATTAGACAATGATGTATTCGAAACAGTAGCATGGGATTCCGCTATTGACGAAGCATGGTATGATGCACTTACTAAAGGCGCAAAAGCATTTGGTAGAGGCGTTGTAAACAAAACAAATCCTCAAGCAATGGGCGCAGGTGGCAAGTTTTTAGGTACAACAGGAGCTGAAAAAGCTCTTAACAAAGCCGGACGTCAAGTTTACAAAGGTGGTGCGGCAGTAGCAAATACTATCAAAAAGAATCCAATCAAAACTGCATTAGGTGCAGGTGCATTAGGATTAGCCATAGGTAGTAGTGGCGGCGCAACTGCTCCAGCAGGAACTACAACTCCAGCAGGTGGTCACAGTGGCGGAACTGCTCCAGCAGGAACTACAACTCCAGATGCAACAGCATTAACTCCAGAACAACAAGATTTGATTAAACAAATTCATGACACAATGAATCAAGACTTTGGAGATGATCCAGAATGGATTAAAGCTACAGGGCATGCTCAAGTTGTTTTAGATAAAGCTGAACATGCAAATCCTGCACAAACAGCAATGGATCAATCACACGATACAGCATCTACTCAGTTTTCACAACCAGCAGGTGATGCGGCTAAGGATCCAGCAAAGAATCCAAATCCAGCAACTAGTATCCCTGGTGGTCCACAAACTGCGGCAGGCAATACTCCAGCATTAACACCAAAAGCAACCAATGAAAGCGATGAGTTGACTCGTTGGTTAAGAATAGCTCGCGGAGAGTAATCAAAATGGCAGACTTAGTTCTGCCATTTTCACCTCTAAAATTTCATAGAGGTTGCATTTACGAGATAAGTAGTTTATAATAGGCATATACATTAGGAGATTTACATGGGCGGTCGTTCATACGGTGCAGAAGAAAAAGCAAAACTAGAACGTTTAATTAGCGAAGGTTCTACAGTATTGCGTGAAATTGAAGATTTACAAGAAGGCTTAAAAGAAACTGTTAAAGCAGTTGCAGAAGAATTACAAGTCAAACCAGCAGTCATTAATAAAGCAATTAAAATTGCTCATAAAGGCGACTGGGCTAGTCATAATGAAGACTGGGAAGAGATTGAAGCAATTTTGGATATTACTAAACGTATCTAATAAGTATTGCTAGGAAAGGTATGCGGGCCATAAACCGCACGAAGGTATTTGCAAGCCCTAAATTGCATGGAGAAGAAAATTTATGTCTTATGTAGACGCATGGTTTGACCGCGAGAATGATATTGTTCGCGTAGTCGAACGTAATCAAAAAGGCAACAGAGAATTCAGAGACATTCCTGTGCGCCACACATTTTATGTAAAAGATCCCCGAGGGAAATTTCAATCAATTTACGGCGATCCGCTTACACGTATTGTTTGTAAAAATACAAAAGAACTACGTAAAGAACAAGCTATTAACAGTGGTAAAGAACTTTACGAAGCAGACATTAATCCAATCTTTGTTACACTAAGTGAACATTATTTAAATCAAGATGCTCCTAAATTAAATGTAGCATTTTTCGATATTGAGGTAGACTTTGATCCAGAACGTGGCTACGCATCACCAGATGATGCATTTATGCCTATTACTGCGATTGCTGTCTACCTACAATGGTTAGAAACTATGGTATGTTTGGCTATTCCACCTAAAGGTCTTAAGATGGAAGAAGCCAAGGAAATGATTAAAGACTTTCCTAATACATATTTGTTTGATAACGAAGCAGATTTGTTAGATATGTTTTTAGATCTAATCAAAGACGCAGATATTATAAGTGGTTGGAATAGCGAAGGCTTCGATATTCCGTATACTACAAATAGAGTAATTAAAGTATTAAGCAAAGAAGATACAAGACGTTTTTGTTTGTTTGATCAATTGCCTAAAAAGCGTGAATATGAAAAATATGGACGAACTAGTACAACATATGACTATATTGGACGTGTGCATTTGGACTATTTAGAGTTGTATCGCAAATATACATATGAAGAACGTCACAGTTATAGGTTGGATGCTATTGCCGAATATGAATTAGGCAAACGTAAAACACAATACGAAGGTACTTTAGATCAATTATATAACAATGACTTTAAGACATTTGTTGAATATAACATTAATGACTGTAAACTACTTGATGATCTAGACAAGAAGTTGAAATTCATGGATCTTGCTAATACACTAGCACATGAAAACACAGTATTACTGCAAACTACAATGGGTGCTGTAGCTGTAACCGAACAAGCTATTATTAACGAAGCACATCGAAGAGGGTTTCAAGTACCTAATCGCAAGAAGATGAGCGAACGTGAAGATAACGAAGGTGCGGCTGGTGCGTATGTTGCGTATCCTAAAGAAGGTATTCAGGATTGGGTTGGTTCATTAGACATTAACTCACTGTATCCTAGTGCTATTAGAGCACTTAACATGGGCCCAGAAACAATTATCGGGCAGTTACGTCAAACTAAAACAGATGAATTCATCGAATTGCAAATTGCTAAAGGTAAATCATTTGCGGCGGCATGGGAAGGCAAGTTCGGTACAGACGAATACGAAGCAGTAATGGCACAAGAAATAGGAACAGACATCACTATCGACTGGGAAGATGGGTCTAGTGATGTATTGAGTGCTGCCGAAGTGTATCGTTTAATATTTGAAAGTAATCAACCTTGGATGATTAGTGCTAACGGCACAATCTTTACCTATGAAAAAGAAGGTATTATTCCTGGTTTGCTAAAACGTTGGTATGCTGAACGTAAAGAAATGCAGGCTAAACTTAAAGAAGCAATTAAAGCAGGAAACAAAGTCGAAGAAGAGTACTGGGATAAGCGTCAACTTGTTAAGAAGATTAACCTTAATAGTTTATATGGTGCTATTCTTAACAGTGGATGCCGTTTCTTTGATAAACGTATTGGTCAATCTACTACATTAACTGGTCGTCAAATTGTACGACACATGGCTGGTAAGGTAAATGAGATTATTGCTGGTGAATATGACTACAGAGGTAAGGCTGTTATTTACGGTGATACCGATTCTTGTTATTTTAGTGCATATAAAACCTTACAAAAAGACATTGAAGCTGGTAAAATTCCTTGGACTAAGGAAACAGTTATCGGATTATACGATCAAATCGGTGAAGAAGTTAATACTACATTCCCACAGTTTATGTTAGATACTTTCCATTGCCCTAAATCGCGTGGTGAAGTTATTAAGGCAGGACGTGAGATTGTTGGTAGTAAGAGTTTATTCATTACTAAAAAACGTTATGCAGTTCTTTATTATGATAAAGAAGGTAAGCGCACAGACGTAGATGGAAAAGCTGGCAAAATTAAAGCGATGGGGTTAGATCTTAAGAGATCCGACACTCCAGAATTTATTCAAGACTTCTTAAGTGAAGTACTTGAAATGGTTCTTATGGGCAAGCCTGAACAAGAAGTTCTTGATCACATTAGTGAATTTAGAATTAGATTTAAAGCTCGTCCAGGTTGGGAGAAAGGTAGTCCGAAACGTGCTAACAACATTACAGACTACCAAGCCAAAGAAGCAAAAGCAGGCAAAGCAAATATGCCTGGTCATGTACGTGCTAGTATCAACTGGAATACGTTGAAGCGTATGTTTAATGACAAATATTCTATGAGTATTACAGATGGTGCAAAAGTTATTGTTTGTAAACTCAAGCCCAATGCAATGGGTTTCACAAGCGTAGCCTATCCAGTAGATGAATTACGGCTCCCACAGTGGTTTAAAGACTTACCTTTTGACCATGCAGAAATGGAGGCTACCATTATCGACAAGAAGCTAGACAACTTGATTGGTGTACTAAAATGGGACATAGGTAGTACCGAAGAAAAAAATACATTTAACAGTTTATTTGAGTTTTAATATGAAAAGAAAAATTATAGTTGCAGGATATGGATTTGTTGGCAAAGCAGTTGCAAATGCCATTGATAAAAATAACACAATCTACATTGTTGATCCGAAAATAAGTGAGCAAACAGTAAAAGATTATCCGTATGCCGAAGGTGTTATTATCTGTGTAGGTACACCTAGTACCGAATTAGGTGATTGTGATGTTAATCAAATTTATCAAGTAATGGATACAGTACCTGTACATATACCTGTATTACTTAAATGCACTGTACCGCCTAATTATCTAGAAAGACTTTTGGTAAATTATCCCAACCACAGTATAGTTTATAGTCCTGAATTCCTTAGAGCAGTTAGCGCCAATGATGATTTCTTAAATCAAACTTATATGGTAATCGGTGGTGACGATCCCGAAGGGTTCTGGCAAACATTGTTTCAAGATTCATTGCCTAAACTAAAATTAGTTTTTAATACTAGTATTGTAGAAGCTAGTATGATCAAATATGCTACTAATTGTTTTTTAAGTATCAAAGTAGCGTTCTTTAATCAACTTTATGATATGTGCGAGAAGAACGGCGCAGATTATGAGTTAATTAGACAAGTACTTACACACGATTTACGTATTGGCAATAGTCATATGATGGTTCCTGGACCAGATGGATCACGTGGATTTGGTGGTGCATGTTTTCCAAAGGACACTAGTGCGTTTGTACACTATGCCGATAGTATTCAAATATCACACACGTTGGTGGAATCAGCAATAAAATATAACAAAAAGATAAGAAAAAGTCATTGACTTTTAACAAAAACCTAAATATAATCATAAAACATGGAGAATAATATGAAAGATTTTTTACAAGACCTAGTAGCACATACACACAGCTTAGGTTTCCTACCGCTAGTTAAAATTTCAGCAACTGAAAAAGAAACATCGATTGAATCTATGGCAGAGGATCGTAGTGTTATCCTCAATGCTAAAACACATACCGCTGTTGATAATTTCGAAGGCGTATTTGGTATGCCAAATCTAAA